AAGAAGTTTGGAGTATATGCAAAAAACGAAAAGGGTAATACAGTACAAGTAAAGTTTGGAGACCCTAAGATGGACATCAAGCGAGACAGTCCTGACAAACGTAGAAATTTTAGGTCAAGACATAACTGTGACAATCCCGGCCCTAAACATAAGGCAAGGTATTGGTCTTGTAAAATGTGGAGTACAACAAGCGTATCTAACATATTAGGTAAGATTGACAAACACATATGGGATATAGCAGGCATTAGAAAATGTAAAGTTAAAAAAGGCATTGCAATGATTAAAGCTCCAAAAAAGAAACCTCAAGATTACAGGTCAGGCGGTAGAACTCCTAAAGGTAAAAAACCAAGGCGTGACCCTCCAAGTAAAACACAATGGGACAATTGTGTACAGAATGCTAAAAATTTAAAAGATTACTATGGTAGGCCAATGACAAGTACGCCAGAAAGATTTTGTGGTGCTCTTTGGTATGATTATCAAAAGTTTGGTCACAAAGATTCAGGTTCTGACCGTGCACCTAAACCACCAAAACAACATGGTCCAAGGGCAGGTGGTAAAGAACCCGGTAATGTAAAAGATGGTAGTGGTTATAAATTTAGAACTCGAATGTTTGATACTTCAAATTACAGACCTACAACTTTAAACCGTAGAAATATTGCTACAGAAATGAGCGGTAAGAAGTAGTTTCCGGAAAGTTTGGATTACTTATATACCCTTTGATACATAAACAGACATGACAGAATGCAATTGTGGCGGTGACGCTACCAAGTCTGCCGACGAGGAAATCGTTGAAACAGAGGAAGTAGAATTAGCTGCTGGATTAGAAGAGCCAGTCGAACTTGGCAAGGAAGAGGCACTATACAAAGACATGGAAGCCACACTTGCTAAACTAAAAGAAGTACTCGCATACCTTGAGGATGCTGCAGGCGAAGAAAAAGCCGAGGAAGACGAAGAGGAAGAAGAGGAAGAAGAAGCCGAAGAAGAAGAAGAGGAAGAAGAAGAGAAAATGATGATGGACGAAAAGAAACCAAAGAAAAAGTCCGAAGGCACCATTGATGAACTTGAAAAATCCTTAGAAACTTTAAAGAAACACGGCATTAACGTTTATACAGGAAAGAAAGCAACACCAGCTCCAGCACCAAAAGCTGAAGAAGTAGCAGAAATTGATTTCTTGAATGTATCAAAATCCTTTGAGGAGATAGACATGGAAGCAAAAAATAAAAACATAGTAGGAGGTTTCTAAAATGGCTGGAATGAGTTTTACAGAATATGTTAACGCTTACTACAAAGGCGGATTAGATATCTCTAAAAGATACGGAATAAGCAAAGCAGCAGATGAAGCAACAACTGCAGATACAGCATACTTTAACACAATGTATGGAGCAACTGTATTCAATCAACTAAATACTAAATCAGATGTATTCAAGCTTTTCAGAAAAGAAGGTTGGAATCAATCAGGTTGGAGAGTATTGACTGCAAGAAGTGCAGCAGCATCTAACAAAGGTATTCAAGAAGGTGGAACATTCGGAGCTTCATCTACTGATGTAGAAGGAGATATTCCTGACCTAGCTCAAGTAAAAGCAGATGTAAAGGAAATTGTAAGTCCTTTCACTGTAACTACAAGAGCAGCAATACTAGCAGAAGCTGATGATGGAGTCAAAGGATTGGCTGCATTCTTAAGAGCACAAGCTGCAGAAGCACACTCTTTTTACATTGATAAAGCGCTATGTGCAGACCCAGCAACTGCTGCAGTACCAGCTTCATTACATGATTTTACTCCATTAATGAGAATTACAGGTAACAACGACCAGTTAGGAATATCTGGAATAGATGCACACGAAATGGACTTGTATGATTTAGACAGAGATGGTGGAGCAACATGGGCTGATGCTTTTGTTGATGACGGAAACGGAACTAACAGAACATTGTCTTTAGAATTACTAGATAATGCAATTCAAAGTGCAATCGAAAACGGTGCATCATACCAAAATCTAATATTTTTGACAGGTCATCAACAGCTTTCTGAATTAAAAAGACTAATTCTAGCTGGTGGACCAAGCAACAACGGAGTTTTCCGTATGATGATGGAATCTGCAAATCCAAAAGGAACAAATGGAGTTGCATCAGAACCCGGTCAAAACCTAGAAACACGTGTAGGATACTATGACAGCATCCCAATTTACGCAACACAACACTTGGCTACAGCATTAACTGGGTCATCTGGCGGAACTGGAATGGGTCCAATCCTATTGTTAGATTTAGAACACTTATCACTTAAGATTGCAGCACCAACTACTTTCTTAGCACAAGAAGACTTAGCAAACGTACAAGCATTAAAGAGAAATTATGCTTTCATGACTGCTGGTGAAATGATTTGTTATAAATTTGCATCACAGGGAATGATTAGAGACTTGAAACAAGCTTAATCGGAGCTATGATTACATGGTTAAGATTAGGTACAAAGGGGCTAAGCCTAGCTTTGGCAGGAATGACGGTGGTCGGGTATTGTACTTTCAACCGAACCGAGTCTACGAGTTTGACGAGAATAACAAACGCTTCAAAGAGTTTGTTAAATCGTTACTCGCCCAGCCAGATGTCTTTGAAGTCCAAACTGAAGTCGGGACTAAGAAGGTCGGCAAAGGGGTTAGAACTGGCCGCAAACCTTCTAGAAGCAAAACCCAAAAAAAAGTAGACGCAGCACTTAAAAAGCCCAAGGGCCTTAAGAAAGGCAAGGGGAAAGCTAAGTAATGGCAGATACAATCACAACAAAAAGAATAAGCAACTCACTAAAGACAATGCTCATCAGTAATGATGCAGTTACTCTAAGCGATTCTACCTATGTTGTATTAATTGATGCAGTAGATGTAGAGTCATACGATAGAGCATCAATACAAGTATTGTCTAACGATGAGAACGGAGGACTTACCTGTCAAGTATGGGGTTCTTTGTTTGATGGAGCGGAAGCAACACCTGTGACAAACAGTAAATGGGTACAGATTGGAGATGATGTAGTAGTGGCAGCAAGTTCTGGTGCTATGAAAGCAATTTCTACAACTGCGTTAAGATTCCTTGCAATCACTGTAAAGGCAACAGATGGTAGTTCTTCAACTGCTATAACTGCTGGAGATTGTAAAGTATTCTTACAGGGGACCATTTAGTGAATGGCGAATATAACCTCAGCGGGGACAGGTAATTCTAACGCTGGTGCTACTTGGACAGGCGGTTCAGTTCCTACAAGTTCAGATAACGCTATAATACAAAACGGACACACCGTTACGCAGAATGCAGCTCATACTTTCAAATCACTAAAAGTAGAAACTGGAGGTACTTGGACTGCTGATGGTTCTAATCATTTAACTTTAAGTGGAGAAAATGATAGTGATTTTGCTTTACAAATAGTTGATGGAACATATAATCACGCTAATGGAACTGTTGTAATAAACAATGGAGGTGGCGGTATTGCACACGCAGCAATACAAGGAGGAGTCGGTAATTCAACTACAGGGTTGTATGATTTAACTATAAGTGGTGGAGGTACAACTTGTGAAATATATGGCACTACAACTATTCAACGTAATATGGAAGCTGGTGGAGCTACAACTGTACTAAGAGGAAATTTAACAGTAAATGGTAGCCTTACAATTCCAGCTACGTTAAACACACAATATAGTTCTACAGATTACAACCTTACAATAGTGGGAGATATAAGTGTAACAGGAACTTTACAAGGAAATGCTAGTGCAATTTCAAGTAGGAAATTAACTTCAACAGGAACCTTGAATGGTGGCGATTTTACAGTTACAGGTGCAGGTCTTGGAAATACTGTAAGAACTACAGATTTAGGTGGAACTGTTACAGGTAATGTTGATATTACACTTACAGGTGCAGGAAATAATAGACACGAAGATTTACAAGCTTCAGGTAACATTAGAAATTTAACGATAAATAATGCAGCAGCAGTAATTCACACAGGAAGAGATACAACAATAGGTGGAGACCTTACAATAACAGCAGGAACTTTATCTACTGATGATAGTGGAACATCTGTACCACTTACAGTAGCAGGAAATACAGTAGTAGACGGAACATTAACAGGTAATAATTCTACATTTTCGTTTGGAACAGATGGAGTTCACGGAAGCACGGAAGGAGGATGTTTACTTGTTAATTCTTCAGGTACATTTACTTTTGGTTCTGGTGATGTAACTATATTTAGTGGATTTACAGCTAAAGGTACTGAAGGTTCTCCTAATGTAACAAGCACAGGTGGCGGTGATATTATAATAAAAGGTAGAACTAATAACGGTTTTATGAATAGTCACAGTCATCAAGGAACTAACATTACTGGAGACTACATTATAGATTATGACGCTACTGGTATTTTTGATAATCGAGGTGGAACTACTATTGCTTGTGGTAACTTTAAACTAGTTCACGGTGGCCGAACTTATGAGCCTTGGAGTAATTCTGGACAAGATTTATTTAAAATAATAGGTAATATGTTAATAAACAATGGTACTTTTGATACTGAATATTCAGGACAAGATAGTCAACACCTTACAGTAACAGGAAAAGTTGACATTAATGGAGGCGGACTTACACTTAATGCTTCTACAGTAAACATTGGCAATTTAGACCAATCTAATGGAACAATAAACGGCAATACATCTACTATTAATTTAAACTCAGGAACGACAGGTGGTTGGGTTTGGTATCGCTCAGGCGGAACTTGGAATTACAATACTTCTACAGTAGTTTACAAAGAGAATGGTAAACATATGGAAGGTGAGTTTTACAATTTGACTATTGAATGTGCAAGTTCAACACATACTGGTGTGTGGAGAGCAGACGGAATTGCTTCAACAATTATGAAGTGTGCTAATAATTTAACAGTTAAAGAAGGCATTTGGAAAAGAGATTCAGCTTCGGAGACAATGACTATAGATGGGGATGTATCAATCGAAAGTGGAGGAACATTAGGACAAACAAGTGCTACTGGTGCAGACAATTTTGGAAGTCTTACAATATCAGGAGGAGGAACATACAATTCAACAAGCGGAACCACCACTATTAAGAACAGGACTGGAGGAGGCTACAGTTGGTATGCTCCGTCAGACAGCCATGTTTATAACCATAATAATGGAAAAACCATATTTGATTTATCTGCTACTTTAGACAATGACACATATGTAAGAGGGAATTATTGGTATGATTTGGAAATAAAACTTTATAATAACAAAGAATGGAGATACAGTGATATTGATGGAGAGGGTCTTATTGCTTATAATGATTTTACAATAACAAGTGGCAGACTTAAATTTGATACCGCAGGTGACCCTATAACTGTTTACGGATTAACTAAGTTAGAAACTAATGGTCAGTTTGGATTAAACTCGCCTTCTGGAACACACACCTTTAATGGATTAGTTACAATAAAAGGAGGCACTTGGCATTTATCAAGTGGTACTAACAATATGGCAGGAATTAGAAACGTAGGAGGCACAATATCATGAGTACAATAAACATAACAGGCACGGGCGGAATAATAGAAGGAAATCTTGGAACGGCAAACGTTAATGTAAATCTTGACAGGTCTTTGATGTTTGACGGTACTAATGATTTTATTGATTGTGGCACTGATACTGACCATGACTTTACTGACCATTTTACTTTAGCTTGTTGGGCTAAAAACGACAACGCAACTACTACTGGTGGTGACAGGGAACACTTAATTGCTAAATATGAAGGAAGTAATGGTAAAAGA